AGAAAAATAGAATAACTTTTGAAGAGGTTATAGATGATACAAGACCTATACAAAGCAAAAAGGGCCTTGGAGTTGAAGCGGGAACAGGAGCATCTGTCTAATGGTAGATACACTCTTGAAATGGTCAGAATTGATGACAAAGTTAAAGAAGTCATCACAAAGATCAAGCTGGAAGAAGCAGCGATTGCTCACAAGCAAAACACCATAGAAGGTGCAGCTCCAGAAGTTTCAGTAGCTACTTAATAAAAAAGCTACATCGTTGAATAAATTCAATTCACATTACAGGCTCTCTTGCACTCTATTAAAAACTAGTATATAAAAAATACACTATACATAAATTGAATATCGACGCGTATAGTCGATGGCCTAGAAACGATATTCAAATAACTAGGAGGATAATAATATGGCAAATACTACTTTTTCAGGACCAGTACGTTCTGAAGGTGGCTTTCAAATGGCTACAAAAAACGCAACAACAGGTGCAGTTACAACTAGAATGAGTTCAGGTATGCCTGACTTAACTGGTTTGTTATTAGCTGACACAGCAACAGCAGCAAATATTTCTATCGCTGATGGAATTATCGCAACTGTAAATTACACAGGTGCAGCAGCATGTGCTGTAGCATTACCAGCAGCAACTAGAGGTGCGATCGCAGTTTACGTTCAAGCTAAAGACACAGCGGGCGGAGTTTTGACTTTAACTTTTGATGCAGCAGGATCTGATGTTTTTGCTACAGGTTCTTTAATTGAATCAAGAGCAGCTAATGAAGTAACTTTTGATACTTCAACAGCAGGTGAAACACAATTAGTTTACACACCAGCTAACGCAGCTACAAACTTGTTTACAACTGGAAGCAAAATTGCTTTTATGTGTTTTGAAGACGGTACATGGCACATTGCAACTGAATTCACTGGTGCAGCAGCAGCTGTTACTGGTGCGTTTGCATTTGCAGCGTAATAAATAATTAATGTGGGGCTTCGGCCCCACCATATAAATTTTAAGGAGATTAAACATGGCAAGCAAAGGTGATATACAAGCAACTAGATCCACGGCCGCAGCAGGAGCTGCAGCTATCATTTCGCAACCAATAAGACTACGAGGTATTATTATTGCTAATGATGGTGTTGGTGCTGGTGTTTTAGAGCTTACAACAACTTCAAATACTGGAACTACATTATTTATTGGTGATGTTCCAAATGGAGATGTAATTAATTTTACATTCCCAGAAGATGGAATTTTATTTCCAAAAGGAATTTTTTGTAAAACTAAAACTAACGTTGCAGCTTACACATTATTAACAGATAAATTTTCTGGTGCAGGTTTAACAGCAGGGTAATTAAATGGCCAATACTACTTCTGGCACTACAACGTTTGACAAAACGTTTTCGATCGACGAGATAATTGAAGAGTCTTATAACAGACTTGGTCAATTTGACATGAGCGGCTATAATTTAAAAACCGCTCGAAGATCGTTAAACATAATGTTCCAGGAATGGGGTAATAGAGGTCTTCATTTTTGGGAAGTAGCTAATACTAATATTACTTTAGTAAATGGTCAAAACGAATATAAAATTTTTAGAGCAACGTCTGATGGTAATTCTAATGGAGTGACATCTACATTGTCAGCAGCTATTACCTCCACAACAGCTACCACAGGAATTACGTTAGCTTCTATAGATAACATGCCAACCACAGGTACTATCAACGTAGGATCTGAAAATATTTCTTACACTGGGTTTAGTGATTTAGAGCTCACGGGAGTAACACGTGGAGTCAATGGAACTACTGCAGCTACTCATTCAAGCGGAGATACTGTTACTAACTTTGTAAATCAAGCTACAGAAATTTTAGAGTGTTCGTACAGAAATAACTCTAATGTAGATTCGCCTTTAGAAAAAATAAATAGGTCTCAATATCAGGCATTGTCTAATAAAACAGCTACAGGACAACCCTCACAATACTTTGTTCAAAGATTTATTGATCACATTTTAATCACTGTTTATTTAACGCCAGGCGCTTCTCAAAATGGTGATGTTATTAATTTTTATTATGAAAAAAGAATTCAAGATGCAGGTGCTTACACTAATGCAACAGATGTACCTTATAGATTTGTACCTTGCATGGTTGCGGGTTTAACTTATTATCTATCTATGAAGTACGCACAACCAAGAATACAAGAAACAAAATTAATTTATGAAGATGAATTGGCTAGAGCTTTAGAAGAAGATGGTTCTTCTGCTAGTGTCTACATTTCACCTAAAACTTATTATCCGAGTATATAATTATGGGAAATTTATCAAAAGGAAGATACGCAAAATTTATTTCAGATCGATCAGGTTTAGCATATCCTTACAGAGAAATGGTTAAGGAATGGAATGGTGCAAGAGTTCATACTTCTGAATATGAACCAAAACAACCTCAGTTGGAACCTAAACCCTACACTGCTGATCCACAAGGATTACCACATCCAAGACCGGCAAGAACAGAATTTCCAACTACAGATTTTTTACCGACTAATCCTTTTACGATGACTAATGCTTCTACTCAAGTTTCTGTTAGCTTTCCTTTTAGTGGTTATCAAAATGGAGACTTTATAAGATTCTATGATGTTAAAAGTCCTGTGGGAGGAGTTGCAATTTCTACTTTAGAATTAGAGACTACTTTAAACGGAAATATTACAGCAACAGATACCTCTATTACTTTAACTGACTCTTCTGCTTTTCCTAGTCAAGGATATATTGCAATTGAAAAAATAAATGCAACATCTGGATTATATGAAACTGAAACTATTTACTACAATGGTAATTCAGCAAACGTCTTATCGAATTGTGTTCGAGGNACAGCTGCTCCTTTTAGAGGACAGACTCCCAAAAACACACCCGCAGGTGAACACTCCAGTGGAGCAAAAGTTTACGGTGCTTACGCAGTAACGATGGTTCCAACAGTAGTAGCACAAGCGGGACAACCTTCAACTGTTACAGAATTTAACAGTTTTACTTTTAATTTAATCAGTGCTGCAAGTAGCATAGAAACGGGAGGCGGGTTCCAATGTTTAGCTGGACCTGTTAATGATAGAGCATGACATACACAGAATTAGTACAAAAAATTAGAGACTACACAGAAGTAGATTCAAATGTTTTAACTGATACTATTTGTAATGGATTTATAGAAAATGCAGAATTTAAAATTCTTAGAGAAGTTGATTCAGATAACAACAGAAGATATGCAACAGCTAACTTAATTACTTCAGATAGATTTATTTCAAGACCTGCAGGTTTATTAATTGTTAGATCTGCTCAAATTATTGATTCAGATGGAAGTTCTCAACCAAACAACAGAGATTTTTTACAATATAGAGATACAAGTTTTATGTCGGAATTTAATCCTACAGAAGCTACTGGAGTACCTAAATACTATAGCTTATGGGACGAACAAAACATTGTAGTAGCCCCTACACCCGATGCTACTTATACAATTCAGTTAAACTATATCTTGAAAGACCCTGGTTTATCTGCTACAAATACTACTACATACATAAGTCAAAATTTTCCCAACGGTTTATTGTATGCATGCCTAGTAGAAGCTTATGGCTTTTTAAAAGGGCCCATTGACATGCTCCAGTTATATGATAAAAAATATTCTGAAGCCGTCAAAGGATTCTCAATAGAACAAATGGGAAGACGAAGACGAGATGAATATCAAGCAGGTGTTCCTCGAATAGGAAAACAATAAGGAGATATACTATGGCTATAACACAGGCAATCGCAAATGCGTTTAAAAAACAATTATTAGAAGGAGATCAAAATTTTTCTTCATCTAGTGGTGATAAATTTAAACTAGCTCTCTATACTTCTTCAGCAACTCTAAACTCATCAACTACTGCATTTACAACTCCTGGTGAAGTTGCAAATACAGGTACTTACGCTTCCGGTGGTGATCCATTAACAGGTCAAAATACTTCAATTGCATCAGGTGTTGCAATTGTAGACTTTGCAGATTTATCATTCACAGGTGTAACGTTGACAGCTAGAGGTGCAATGATCTACAATACATCTTCTGCAGTTACTAATGCAGCAGTTGCAATTTTAGATTTTGGAGCAGATAAAACAGCTACATCAGGAACTTTTACAATTCAGTTTCCAGCATTTACTACAGCAGCAGCTATATTAAGAATATCTGGTTAAGGAGAATTAAATGGCGTTAGTCGTAAACGATAGAGTTAAAGAAACCTCTACCACTACTGGCACGGGTACACTTACTCTTGCAGGAGCAGTAACAGGTTTTGAAACATTTTCTAGTGCAATTGGAAATACAAACACAACGTATTACGCAATTGTAAATACTGTTAATGCTGAATTTGAAGTTGGATTAGGGACAGTAGCAGCAGGCACTTTAGCTAGAACCACTGTTATATCATCATCAAATTCTGATAGTGCGGTAGATTTTGCAGCGGGCACAAAAAATGTTTTCTGTACTTTACCTGCATCAAAATCAGTAATACTAGATGCTAGTGGAAACATTGTTGCAAACAATGGATCTAACTTAACAGCATTAAACGCAACACAATTAACTTCAGGCACAGTGCCTGATGCAAGATTTCCATCAACACTACCGGCAGTTAACGGTTCAGCATTAACAAATTTAAATGCAAGTAATTTAGCTTCTGGTACAGTACCTGATGCAAGATTCCCAGCAACACTTCCTGCAGCAAACGGTTCAGCTTTAACAGCATTGAATGCAAGTAACCTTGCAAGTGGTACTGTTGCAAACGCAAGACTCGATGCTCAACTACAAGACGTTGCTGGACTAGCAACAACCGCAGGTAAAATTATTCAAGGTGATGGATCTAATTTTGCTCTTTCAGCTTACACACTACCTACCTCAGATGGATCTGCAAACCAAGTTTTAACTACTGATGGTTCTGGAGCAGTTACTTTTGCAACTCCAACAGTGGGAGATATAACTTCTGTTGTAGCAGGAACTGGTTTAACTGGTGGTGGAACATCAGGTGATGTAACTTTAAACGTTGCCGCAGGAAATTTAATTGACGTTCAAGCAGATCAAGTAGATGTAGATTTATCAGAACTAGTAACATCAACTTCAGATGCTGACGGAGATTTTTTTGCAGTTGTAGATGCTGCTAATGCTCAAAAGAAATTAACTAAGGGTAATATTGCTATTTCAGGTTTTAATAATGATAGTAATTTTATTGATGGATCTGCTTTAAATGCTTCTAATTTAAGTTCGGGAACGGTGCCAGACGCTAGATTTCCCGCTACATTACCCGCAGCTAACGGATCTGCATTAACAGCATTGAATGCTTCAAACTTAGGTAGTGGAACTGTTCCAGACGCTAGATTTCCCGCAACACTGCCAGCATTAAATGGTAGTGCTCTTACAGATTTAAATGCTTCAAACTTAGGTAGTGGAACTGTAGCTAATGCAAGGCTAGATGCACAACTTCAAGACGTTGCAGGTTTAGCTGTAACTAACGGAGGTTTTATTGTCGGTGATGGTTCTAATTTTGTTTTAGAAACTGGAGCTACTGCAAGATCTTCTATAGGGTTAGGTACAAGTAATGATGTTCAATTTGATAGTTTTGGAGTTGGAACTGCAGCTTCAGGAACTACTGGTGAAATAAGAGCAACAAACGACATTACTGCTTTTTATTCTTCAGATAAATCTTTAAAAGAAAATATTAAAAATATTGAAAACCCTTTAGAAAAAGTCAGCCAAATAAATGGTGTAACTTTTGATTGGACAGAGGACTATATTAAACAACACGGTGGTGAAGACCAATATTTCGTTAGAAAAAATGACGTAGGTGTTATTGCACAAGAAATAGAAAAAGTTTTACCTCAAGTAGTTGCAACAAGAGAAGATGGTATCAAAGCTGTTAAATATGATAGAATTGTTGCTTTGTTAATTGAATCTATCAAAGAACTTAAAAAAGAAATAGAAGAACTTAAATCAGGAGCCTAATCCATGGCCCTAGGAGTTAGTGCATATTCAGAAACACCTTTCGGTGCAGAACTTTCAAATGTCATTGCATATCCATCAGGTATTCAATTAACAGCTCAAGAAAATTCAGGTACCGTTAGTATAGATGTAGCTGTTTCTGTAACAGGTCAAGCTTTAACCTCTACTTTAGGAACAGCAAATGGATCTTCTTTAGTAAATGTTGCTCTAACAGGTCAAACTTTAACAGCAGCAGAAGGAACACTTACACAATCATCAAATCAAGAAATTAATCTAACAGGTTTTTGATTTAAACCTTAACTTAGCTACTTCTACACATGATACTTTAACAGCTTTTAGCGAAGCACCTTTTGCAACATTAAGTCCAGCTACATTCCTTGTTAATGTTGGAATAGAGGCTACAACAGGTGGTATTCTTGTAGGAACTACTTTACCTCTATCGTTGGGTACAGTCTCAGTTGCAGCTGATGCTAACACTGGCACATTAACCGGTCAAGCAATGACTATTCAAGAGGGTCAAGTGACTGCAGATGATGCAAGTGCTGAAGTAACAGGTCAAGCTTTAGTTTCAAACCTTGGAACAGCAATAGGTGATGCAAACACTATAGCAAGTGCGACTGGTTTTGCTTTAACTATGCAAGAGGGTCAAGCAACCGCAGATGATGCAAGTGCTGAAGTAACAGGTATAGGTCTTTCTGTAAATCTTGGTACAGCTGTTTTAGATGCAAATACTTTAGTAGATTTAACTGGTTTTGCTTTAACTATGCAAGAAGGTCAAGCTACAGCCACAGATTCGGTAGCAAGACCAACAGGAATTGTTATGACAATGGCTGAAGGAAATATTGCAGGTCCTGTTATATGGAATCCTGTGCCTACAGGCAATGCACCTATAGATCCTCCTGGTTGGAAAGAAGTGGCTTGATTTTAGGTAAAAATAGAATAAAATTAAATATTAAGGAATTTAAATTATGGCAAACTCAACCTCAGCTAGTTTAAAATTAACAGTCCAAACAACCGGAGAAAACTCAGGTACTTGGGGACAAATTACTAATACCAATCTACTTATTTTAGAACAAGCAATTGGTGGATATGCAGGCGTTGGATTAAATGCAACAACAGGGGCAACTTTAACGTTTTCTAATGGTGTTGTATCAAATGGAAAAAACCAAGTTATAAAATTAACAGGAACTATAACTACAAATGTTAATGTTATTATACCTGATTCAGTTGAAAAAACATATATAGTTGAAAATGCTACAAGTGGCGCTTTTACGGTAACTGTTAAAACCACTTCTGGTACAGGTTTTACTTTTGGCACAACTGAAAAAACTCGTGCTATTGTTTATTCAGACGGAACAAACGTTGTTGAAGTAATAAATAACACACAGAATTTATTAGATTTAGCAAACGTAGCTAATACAAATGGAAACTTTATTGTAGGAAATGGAAGTAATCTTGTTGCTGAATCTGGTTCAACAGCTAGAGATTCTATTGGTTTAGGAACTACATCTAATGTAGAATTTAATGATGGTAAACTAGATTCATTAGGTATTGGAACTGCAGCATCAGGTACAACTGGACANATTAGAGCTACAGATGATATTACAGCATTTTATTCTTCAGACATCGCATTAAAAGAAGATATTACAAATATACCAGACCCATTAGAATCCTTGAAAAAATTAAATGGTGTGCTATTTAATTGGAAAGATAAATGGATTGAGCATCAAGGTGGTGAAGATGGCTATTTTGTTAGAAAAAAGGACGTTGGAGTCATAGCTCAAGAGGTAGAAAAAGTATTACCTGAAGCAGTTGCTCAAAGAAAAGATGGAATTAAAGCAGTAAAATATGATAGACTAACTTGTTTATTAATTGAAGCTGTAAAAAAATTAAACGAAAAAATAGATACTTTAACTAAGGAGAAGAAGTAAAATGGCTATACCAAGTACAAACACAAGTTTGTCTGATATCCAAAGTGAATTCGGTGGATCAAATCCAATCTCTTTATCAGAATATTATGCAGGAGGAGCAAACGTTCCTTCTTCACCACCTGCACCTAACGGACCTATCCCAAGTTCAGGACAAATTTCTATAGGTCAATTTAGAGGAGCATCCGATCCATTAATCGCAGACTACATAGTAGTTGCTGGTGGAGGAGGCGGAGCGGCTGGTCTACCAGGAAATGGTGGAGGCGGTGGAGCTGGAGGTCTTAGAACTTTTACAAATCAAACTTTATCTGCTGGTACAGGATATTCGGTTACAGTTGGAGCTGGAGGAACGGGTGGACCAAACGGAAACAATGGATCTGATGGTGGAACATCCTCAGTGAATTTAGGAGGCGGCGCAAAAAACACTACTGGTGGCGGTGGTGGTGGTAGATATTTAAACCAAAACGGTAGATCCGGTGGATCTGGCGGTGGCGGTGGTCAAGAAAATAGTAGTGGAGGATCTGGTAATGCCGGAGGTTATTCTCCTGCAGAAGGAACAAATGGAGGAGGATCAGGGGGAGCGGGTAACGTATCTGCAGCCGGAGGTGGTGGCGGAGCTTCACAAGCTGGTTCTAGCTCAAGTGGATCAACAGGAGGACCTGGAGGAAATGGAACTTCATGGCTAAACGGAACAACTTATGCTGGAGGTGGCGGAGGATCTACTCACTCAAGTGGTGGCTCAAATCCACCTGGTGGATCTGGTGGTGGCGGAAAAGGTGGCGATGAAGCTGGCCCAGGACCAGGGGACGGAACAGATGGACTAGGCGGTGGCGGTGGCGGCGCTCACTCTCCTCAAGGAGGAGACGGAGGAAATGGAACTGTCATTATAAGATATCCAGGGGGAACAGCAGCTTCTGGAGGAACAATAACATCAAGTGGTGGATACACGTACCATACCTTTACATCTTCAGGAACATTTACAACGAATTAATTATGGCTTATTTTGCAAAAATAGAAAACAATATAGTAACTGATGTGATTGTAGCAGATCAAGAGTTTGTTAATAATCTTGAAGGAACTTGGTTAGAAACTGATAAGAAAACTTATCAAGGTAAGCATAAAGACGGTGGAACACCTTTTAGAAAAAATTATGCAGGTATAGGTTATACATATGATTCAACAAGGGATGCTTTTATACCACCTCAAGTATTTCCTAGCTGGGTTTTAAATGAAGAAACATGTTGTTGGGATCCACCTATTCCTTATCCAGATGACTTTAAAACAGTAGCTTATGATTGGGACGAAGAAAACGTCCAATGGGTTTTAATGCCTGTTGAATAATTTTTATTTTAATGTATATTCTTTTTAGAAATACATACTAAATGAATTTAAAAAATTATTATTTTTATTACAAAAAAGGTTTTTCAGATAAAACTTGCGATAACTTAATAAAAAAATATTCTGATTATAAATTTAATCCAGGTGAAGTTACAATAGATACTAAACAAGAAGATAAACTAGCTGTAGAACCTAAAAGCACAAGAAATTCAAATGTTTTTTTTACAGCAGAACCAGAATTGTATGATCTTTTAAATCCTTTTATAAATCATGCTAATCTAAATGCAGGGTGGAATTTTCAATGGGACTGGACTGAGTCTTGTCAAATAACTCAATATAAAAAAAATCAATTTTATAACTGGCATATAGATCAGTTTCAAGATCCTTATCCAAGTAATCACCAATACATGTCACATCAAAATAAAATTAGAAAACTGAGTACGGTTGTATCATTGTCAGATGGATCAGAATATAAAGGTGGTGATTTTGAAATGGATTTTAGAAACAAAAGACCTACAGGAAAAGGAAAAGCAAAAGATGTTTCTAACATAGATGTTATAAAAAGTTTAAGAGAAAAAGGCACTGTAATAGTTTTTCCTTCTTTTGTTTGGCACAGGGTTACACCTGTTTTAAGTGGAACCAGACATAGTTTAGTTTCATGGTCCATAGGAGATCCATTTAAATAATATGTTATTTCCTAATTTTATATGTGTAGATAATTTTTTTGATAATCCAGATGAAGTAGTTAATCTCTCTAAAAAATTTCAATACGAAAATAAAACTTATTGTCCTGGTAAAAGAACTAAACCATTACATGAAGTAGATTGGGCTTTCTTCAATTGGGTGAATTTAAAGATTGGATCTGTATTATATCCTAATCATGTTAATGATTTAAGATTTAAAAGTTACACTTATTTTCAAAGAGTTCAAAAATTAGATCATGATAGTTGGGTTCATACAGATAATAAATTTAAAGCTACTGCAATTATTTATTTAAACAAAGAAAACACCGCAGGGACATCTATCTTTAGTCCAAAAGATTTTAAAGCAACTTTAATACAAAAACATACCGATACTAAATATGAATACTTTACAAAAGAAGAAAACAGAACTAAGGAATTAGAAGAAAAAGTAGGTAAGGCAAAAGAAGACAACAATAAAAATTTTCAAAAAACATTTAGTGTTGAAGGTATTTACAATAGATTAATTATATTTGATGGTAATTCCTACCACGCTGCAAACCCAATGACTAGCGACAAAGAAAGACTTACTTTAATTACTTTTTTTGATGACATAAGTTTAAATGACAAAGTTATTAAATACCCTGTTCCAACAGCTAGATCTATTTAATTATGAAAATATATAAAAATTTTTTACCTGAACCTTTATTTAAAGAAATACAATCTATAACAACAAGCAATACTTTTCCATATTTCTATAATCCATATACAGCAAATGAAAAAGATAGATTCTTCTTTTTTGTTTACTCATTTGTTGTATGGTGAAAAAAAACCTTTAAGTAATTATTTAGCTACTATTGTGTATCCAATAATGGACAAAAATAAAATATACAGAACTGTTAAGAGCAAAAATAAATCTTTACACAAAAACACCTACAGAAATTGTAACTGGATTTCATACAGATAGTGATAAAGAACATAAAGTATTATTGTATTCTGTTAATACAAACAATGGATATACTCTGTTTAAAGATGGAAAAAAAGTATTATCTCTAGCTAATCAAGCTGTTGTCTTTGATGGGAAGATGAGTCATTCTTCTGTAGCACAAACAGATGAAAGCATAAGGGTAAATATAAATATTAATTTTATATAATGAAAGATTTTATAAATCTTTTAACAGACACCAAAATGGCTACTGATAAACAATCTACTGAAGAACTGTGGCAAGTAGAAGGTAGATTAAAAAATAGTAATCAAACATTTAAATTTGACATTAGACCTTTAATTCCTGTTCATGGAACAGTGGGAAAAAGAGGTTATTTTAAAACAAAATCTGATAAGATAGTATTTGAAACCATAAATAAATGGGTTATATTTGATACAGAGGAATTACATAAGTATATTGATCCTGTTAATAAAAGAGTCATTGATATACAAGAATTATTGAAAAACTTGTCTTGGAATCTAATAATAGATAAGTAGCCAATTAAAACATAATATTATATAGTATAACGCTTATGCTACAAAAACTTAATTTTAAACCTGGTTTTGACAAAATGGTCACTGATTCCGGAGCAGAATCTCAATGGGTAGATGGTGATTTTGTTAGATTTAGATATGGACTACCTGAAAAGATAGGTGGATGGTCACAACTTACTAATTCTTACAACACCTTACCTGGAGTAGCACGTGCCCAACATACTTTTGCTGCTATAAATGGTGAAAAATATGTAGCGATAGGAACCTCACAAGGTTTATTTTTATATTACAACAATGAATTTTTTGACATTTCTCCAATAGATGATGATGTTATTACGGGAGCTACTTTTAACGCAACATCAGGTTCTGCTACAGTTACTGTTAATAAAACCAGTCATGGATTATTAGCTGGAAGATATATAACATTTTCATCCGTTACGGTTCCGACAGGTTCAGGTTATGCAATAAGTGATTTTACAGGCAATACCTTTGAAGTACAATCCACAAATTTAGGAACAAATAGTTTTGAAATTATCATGCCTTCTAATTCAGCAGGAACTACGTCAGGCACGGGTTCAGCACAAATTGATCCATATGAAATAGTTGGCCCTACTTTTCAAACAGCAGGTTTGGGTTGGGGAACATCTACATGGGGATCAAGTACATGGGGAACCGCTAGTGCAACTAGTGGCGTAACTTTAGATCCAGGTTTATGGTCTTTAGATAATTTTGGTCAAATATTAGTTGCAACAATTCACAATGGTAAAACTTTTACTTGGAACGCAGGAGTATCATCTCCTAGATCCAATAGAGCTGCAGTCATGTCTGGCGCTCCTACTAAAACAAGACTAACTCAAGTGTCTGATAGAGATAGACACGTATTTCATTTTGGAACAGAAACAACTATTGGTGATTCAACAACTCAAGATCCAATGTTTATAAGATTCAGTGACCAAGAAAATTTTAATGTGTATCAACCAACAGCAATTAACACTGCAGGGACATTTAGATTAGATAAAGGTAACGAGATTATAGGAGCCGTATCCGGTAAAGATTATACTTTAGTGTTAACAGATACTTCAGCATATGTAATTCAATTTGTGGGACCACCCTTTACATTTAGTGTTAGACAAGTCGGTACTAACTGTGGATTGATCGGTCAAAACGCACTTAGTTATTCTAATGGTATTGTATTTTGGATGTCTGGTGAAGGTGGATTTTTTATGTTTGATGGTACTGTAAAATCTATTTTTTGTGAAGTCGAAGATTTTATATTTACCACAGAGGGTGATAATTTAGGAATTAACCAAAGTGCAAATCAATTAGTTTATGCAGAGCATAATACTTTATATAATGAAATTAATTGGTTTTATGCTAAGTTTTGGATCTCAACAAATTGACAGATGTGTAGTTTATAATTACGCAGAAAATTGTTGGACTACCTCATCTTTAGCTAGAACTACTTATGTAGATCAAGGACTTTTTGATTTGCCCTATGCAACTGAGTATAGTAAAACTGCTTTACCTAATTTTCCAATACAAGGTATTACAGCAACTTATGGTGCATCTACTTACTACGAGCATGAAAANGGAGTAGATCAAGTTAATAGTTCTGGTACAACTTCTATTGATGCTTTTATTCAATCAGGTGATTTTGATATTACTAATACAAATAACATAGCTAACCTTCAAGGAGACGGAGAATTTTTTATGTCTGTTAAAAGATTTATACCCGACTTTCAAGTGCTTACCGGTAATTCAAAAATTACATTGTTGTTAAATGATTATCCAAACAATACAGCAGCTAGTTCTCCTTTAGGACCCTTTTACAGTTAGTTCAACTACTGATAAAGTAGATACTCGTGCAAGAGCAAGATTAGTAGCTACTTAAAATAGAAAATGATTCAGTCGGAGAAACTTGGCGTTATGGAACATTGCGATTAGATGCTAAACCAGATGGAAGAAGGTAACGATGCCCTTAACTGAAAAAGGTAAAAAAATAATGAAATCTATGAAAAAACAATATGGAAAGAAAAAAGGGGAGGCTGTATTTTATGCTTCTAAAAATAAGAAAAAAATAAAAAACGTAGATAAGAAAAAATAATGGCTAAGATAACTGCATACATACCTGAACCAAAAGAACAGTACGAACCTGATAATCAAAGACAAATTTTACAATCAATTGAAACTATTAAAAGTGAGTTAAATTTTGCTTTTCAAAATGACTTGAAAGAAGAACAAGATGCGTATAATTATTTTTTATCATGACAATACAATATAAAAATCAAGGTTTTAAACAAGCTGGTACAGCTAAAGCAACGGTGCTTACTTGTCCTACTAGTGGGGCAATTATAATTAAAAGTGTTTATTGTGCAAACAATGATGCATCATCAGCCATTGTAGTAAATATGAATTTAGTTGATTCATCTGATTCAAGTGCAGAGTATGAATTTTTTAGAGATGATGTAGCGGCTAAATCACAAATAAATGCTGCACCTCAAGGCTTGAATTTAGAAGCAGGAGATGCTATAACAGTACAAGCAGCAACAGGCAGCAATAAAATACAAGGTGCCATAAGTTATGCTTTAATAGACAGGTCACAACAAAATGGATGATATTTTAAAAATAAATTGTACTACAACAGTAGTGTTGAGAAATACTAGAACCAATAAAGTATATAAAGACGAAGCAGAGAAAGACGCTGATATAGCTGATCCTAATACTGAAACAGTAGCAGAGCATATTGCTCAAGATTTAACAGTACAGGTATCACCGAAAGGATTAAATCTTTTACAGAAAGTTATAAATGAAAATAAGAAATCAAACACCTAAAAGGTGGAACTGAATTACAATTCAACTTTTTAAATAAATACGTAGACAAAAATTTATTAGATAAAGTTCAAATTTGTACTTCGATACCAGATAAAATTCCATTAGATCCCAATAAAGTCAATATACTTTGGCAAAAAAATTCTTACGATCAACCTAATTTATATCCTTGGTTTAAAAATAAAGCTAACCATCATAAATACGATTGGTATGTATTTAATTCTCATTGGAATCATGAAAAGTTTAGAATGATGTTTGGTCTACCTACCGAAAAATGTATTGTTATAAAAAATGGTGTAGACAAAATAGAACAATCAAAACCTTATCAAAAAGGACAACCCATAAAAATTATACATCAAAACACCCCTTGGAGAGGTTTATCTGTTTTATTAGGTGCAATGCAGCTAGTTAAAAATCCTTTAATTACCTTAGATGTATATTCATCTTGTGAAGTTTATGGCAAAGATTTTATGGATAAAAATGATAAAGATTACAAAGCTCTTTATGATCAAGCAGAGTCTTTACCTAATGTAAATTATATTGGTTACAAACCAAATGAATATATTACAGAAAATATAAAAAATTATAATATGTATGTATATCCCAGTATATTTGAAGAGACCTCATGCATATCTTTATTAGAAGCAATGTCTGCTGGACTGTATAGTATTGTAACAAATTATGGAGCTCTTTTTGAAACAGGCGCAGAGTTTCCAATGTATGTTCCTTATGATAGTGATTACAAAGCTTTAGCTCAAAAATTTGCTTATGGAATAGATGCTGCATCAGCAACACTTCATGAAAAAGTAATACAAGACCACTTAACCACACAAGCTAGCTATACACAGTTTTATTATTCTTGGAATAAACAAGCTGCTTCATGGACTAATTTTTTACAAGGAGCAATTAATGTCAAAGCCAAATGAACCTATATGGTTTAATCAAGACAAAACAATAACTCCTAATGGAGATACTTACCAAACAATTAAAACTAATAAAGTGAAAAATAACGTAACCGAAATAAATATAGGAGAGCAATCTCCTTACAGAATAATGGTAGGCACTCCTTGTCATAGTGATGTAAGTATGCATTACTGTCAAGCAGTTTTAAAATTTCAACAAGCATGTTGGGCTAAAAAAATACAAGTAAGTTTTACATTATTAAAATCATCTTTGGTTACTCAAGGTAGGAATTTATGTGTTGCTGAAATGTTAAACCACGAAGACAACTATACTCATTTATTATTTATTGATTCGGATATTGATTTTAATGCTGAAACTATTTTTAAAATGCTAGAGTTTGATAAAGATATTATTGGGGTACCTTATCCTATGAAGATATTAAGTTGGGATAAAATATGGAGAAGACACACCTTAAAACAAAGCGCTATCAATGATGCTAATGATCTAGCCAAAGCAGGGTTTACCTTTCCTGTTAAAGTAGAGAATCCTAATTCAATTACCGTGGACCGAGGACTTATGGAACTAACTCACGCTCCTACGGGATGTATGTTAATTAAAAGAGAAGTTCTTGAAAAGATGATTAAAGAATACCCTCACTTAGAGATATTTCAACCCACTAATATTAACGGTAAAGAAGAGAAAAAAGATAATATGTACAACTTATTTGATACCTTACATGACCCTGTTACTAAACGTTACTTCGGTGAAGACTTTGGATTTTTTCAAAGATGGACAGATCTAGGTGGTAAGGTTTATGGCTATATAAATGACTACATAACTCATGTAGGAGAATACTCTTATTGTGGTCGTTTTAGAGATGATTTAGAACAAGCAACTAAGCCTGTCAAAGAAGTTGACGATAGCAAAAAAATCAAATAAAGTATCATATTTACAGGATTTCTACGCCTGCTTAACAGTATAAATATATTTAAATTATGGCGATATCTAGATCTTTAATGAACAGACAATTACGAGCAGATGGTGGCATTATGCAAGTTGCACCCAGAGAGAAGTTTGGCTTAGGTAGTTCTATTAAAAAATTTGTTAGAAAAATTATACCTAACGAAGTATCAGAAATAGCAGTAAAAGCGGCACCATTTGTTGCACCNTTTAACCCTTTGCTTGCAGCAGGGATGGCAGGTATTGGTGGTTTTGATCANACAGGTAGAATAGGTTCTTCATTAAAANACGCAGCTTTAACTTATGGACTNGGTCAAGGTGCTAGATACTTAGGGGGAGCAGATTTTCAAGGACTACAAAACCCATTTGCTAAAGATGCATTTGGTATGCCGACAGGTTCAGGTGGTATAAAAAATTTATTTAAAGATAAGGTTCAACCAGTTCAAGGTGTAGGAGACAATACTATAATTCCTAAACAAAAACCTACTAATATTTTAGCAGAACAAATGAGTGAAGTATCTTTAGATCCTAGCGGAGCTATAATTGATACCGCAAGTAGTACAGTAACCACTCCAGGATCCGCGATGGAATCTTTAAAATCAGTTGTAAGTTTTGAAACTTCTGCAGCAGATAAA